CTTTGGCTTAGGGCGCGACTCGATCACCTATCTGATTGCTAAATTAAGTGTCAGACTCGGGATCGCGCCACAACAATTATTAGAGCTAGATGAAGTAATGCTAAAGAACCTAATTAAGGTTTTGCAGGATGATGCAAAGGAGATAGCGAATGCCAGCCGTAGAACTAAGAGGTAACTCTGATCTACGCAAAGCATTGCGCCAGTTCGCTCCTGATTTAGACAAAGAATTAAAAGCAGAATTGCGTAAAGCATTATCTCCTGTAGTTCGCAAAGCTCGTGGTTATGTTGAAAGCAATGCCATGACCAACTGGACAGATTCTTCATCAGAAGGTGCAACATTTCCTAAATACAATGCAACCTTAATTAGCAAGGGCATTGGCTTTTCTACAGGTGTCACAAAGAGAAACAAAAATGGCTTTACCAGCATGGCTAAGATTTATAACAAAACTGCTGCTGGTGCTATTTACGAACAAGCAGGTGTAAAAAATCCACAAGGTCAGCAATGGGTTGGTCCTAAAGGACCTCGTGGCTCAAAGTATTCTCACTCCAATAATCCTAAAGCTGGTGAGCAATTCATCAACAATCTTCCGCCTATTGTGTCCAGTCTCAAGGGTCGTGGTCGTTTAATCTATCGCGCTTGGGCTGAATCCAAAGGCGTAGCAGAAGGTGCTGCGATGAAGGCTATTGATAAAGCAACTACAGCATTCATGGCTAGAAGCAAGAAAACAACACTTAGGAGAGTTGCATAATGGCATTCCCAGAGATTTTTTTAGGCTCCAAGTTTGATGCCAAAGGATTTAAGCAAGCCGAGAGTGCTGTAGGCAAATTAAACAAAAGTGTTAAAAACCTAGCCGGAACATTTGGACTTGCACTTGGCGGAGCAGCCTTAGTTAGTTATAGCAAAAAAGCAATCAAAGCCTTTGCAGATGACGAGAAAGCCGCTCGTTCCCTTGCTCTTGCTCTAGCCAATACAGGCAATGCTTTTGCTGCCATTGGTATAGAAAAGTTTATTGGTGACTTACAGCGCACAACAGGCGTACTCGATGATGATCTAAGACCTGCTTTTCAGACCCTGCTTACAGCATCTGGCGATGTAGCAAAATCCCAAAAAGGCTTAGCACTTGCATTAGATATAAGCGCGGCTACAGGCAAAGATTTAGGTTCAGTTTCCGCTGCATTGGCTAAAGGCTTTTCAGGGCAGACCACAGCTCTTGGCAGACTGGGTGCAGGTTTATCTAAGGCAACTCTTGCATCTGGCGACATGGATAAAATCATGGCGGAACTTAACGATAAGTTCTCAGGTCAAGCAGCTTCATCGGTTCAGGGTTATTCTGGTCAGATTGCTTTGCTCAATGTCGCACTTGCTAACTCAGCAGAAATTATTGGTAAAGACCTTCTTGATTCAATCAATTTAGTTTCAGGTGCTAACGGCATTGGGAAGACAACTTCTGCCATCGAAAACATGGCTACAAGTATCGGTAACGCAACATACGGCATTGCATCTCTAATCAACAGATTAAAAGGTGTTTATCAAGATACATTCATTGGTGATGTCTTTGGTTTGGTTGGTAAATTACCAAATCTCAGCACCTTTGGAGCAACCGCAAAGGCGCGTTCAGCAGGCACTCCAGCCCAATCGCCTGGACAACGCAAAGCCATTGATAAAGCCAATGCCGATGCAATTAGACTGCAAAAGTCCAAGAACACTTTATCTAAAATTGATAACGATAATACTGCTAGAAAACTAGTTCTCACAGGCGATCAGTTAGCCCTTCTAGAATTAGAGAAGAAGTTCGATGTAGAGCGCATTGGCTTATTTGCTGCGATGAATCAGGCAACTGATGGTGAAACAAAGATGCGCCTGTTATCTCTCATTGCTATCAAGGATCAAAACGCTGCTCTTGCTGGTCAAATTATGAATGCCAATAAAGCAACAGATGCCCTAGAAGCATTCCGTCAAGCCATTCTTGCAGCCATTCGAGCATTGTTAGACAAGGTTCAAAACGAACTAGCACAGCTACAAGCTTTGACTGGAAACACTCCAGTTACAGCAGGCACATCAACTTTTATGACCAATGACCCAACAGCGGTATCTGGTGGAATACCAGGGACAGCCTTGTCTATGGACTTTGGTGCAGGTACATTTAGAGCTGCTGAATCTCGCACAACAAACATTTCAGTAAATGTGCAAGGCTCAGTCACTACTGAACGCGATCTAGTCAATGCCATTACTCAAGGCATCTATAACAATCAGGCTTCTGGAATCCCAATCTCCTATACGACTGCGTACAGATAATGGCGTTACCAGCAACCCTTGTTGTCAAGATAAATCTATCGGGCGGAGCTTCATTCGGTAACCCGTTTATCTTGGGTACTTCGCAACTAGGCTTTGCTGAACTTGCATCTAGCGTACCTGTAATTGTCGATGTGTCTGCTCAAACCACAAACATCTCAACTCGCAGAGGGCGCAACCTTTTGCAGGATAATTACGAGTCCGGACAGGCAACTATCAGAGTTGTTGATCCAAATGGTGACTTCAACCCACAGAACACTTCTAGCCCTTATTACGGGCTATTGCAGCCACTTAGAAAGATACAGGCATCTGCTATCTATGGCGGAGTTACTTATGGCTTATTTGGCGGCTACATCACCGAATATCGCTATACCTATCCGACTGGGCAGGAAACGGGTTACGTTACTTTTGTCGTCTACGATGCATTCCGCTTGATGTATAACTCCAATGTCACAACCGTTACAGGTGGCACAGCAGGGCAGACAACTGCACAGCGCGTTCAATCTATCTTGACCATGATTGCCTGGCCGCCTGCATTTACCAGCATTGGCACAGGTGCTACAACTTGCGTGGCAGACCCTGGCACAACACGCACAGTCCTAGAAGCAATCCAAACTGCTGAGTTCACAGAACAAGGCGCGTTTTACATCGATGAGAATGGCGTAGCAACTTTTAAGGGTCGCCAATTCGTCTACGATGCCCAAGCAGCTAGCCCAACAATCTTTAACCAAACAGGCACAGGAATTAACTATGCAGGAATTACCTTTGCACTAGATGACAAGACAATCGTAAATAAAGCAACTGTGACCCGAATCGGTGGCACAGCACAGACTTACTCAGATGCGACATCCATTGCCCAATACTTCACACGATCCATTACAGCTACAGACATGCTTATGCAGACAGATGCCAATGCCCTAAGCCTTGCAACTGCCTATGTTGATTCTCGCAAAGAAACTTCTATCCGCATTGAAACAATAACCCTAGATTTAATGACTCCATCATATTCAGCAGGCATTACAGCAGCCTTAAGCCTGGACTTCTTCAACACAGTAGACATCACCAATGAACAACCTGGTGGATCAACTATTCAGAAGAAACTCCAAGTGCAGGGAATTGCTCACAACATCACCCCTAACACATGGACTACTACTATTGCCACACAGGAGCCTTTACTCGATGTTATGTACTAGAATTGACCCTATGAAAGAGGTGTGCTAATGGCTGTCGGATTCCCAGCAAAGACTACTTATGCGAATGGAGATGTGTTCTCCGCTTCGGATATTAACGATACCAATGGAACACTTAACCTGCTTGGTCAATCAGTAACTACTTCAGCAGGTAAAAATGCCATCATCAACGGCGGTATGGATATATGGCAGCGCGGCACAACCTCAACATCTACAGGTTATGTAACCGCAGACCGTTGGTCAATGTATTCAAGCGCAGTAACAACAACAAACTCTAGAGAGTCAACCATTGTTCCTGCTGGCTTAACATATTCTCTTAAATTTGCTCAGGCTACAAATACCGCAACAATCATTGCTCAACAAGCAATTGAAACAGCAAACGCAATAGCCTATGCAGGCAAAAATGTAACATTGAGTGCATATGTAGCCGCTAGCGCATCCACAACATTAGTTATTGATGTTGAATATTCAACAAGCGTAGATGTCGCAGTTGGTGGAAGTTGGACTGCAACAACATTGGTAAGCGGAACAGCAAGTGCCACAGTTGCAACAACAGCCAGTTTCACTCGTATTTCAGGAGTGTATTCAATACCTTCAACCGCTAAAAGCCTAAAGGTTAGAGTTTATTCATTGTCTTTAACTGCTGGGACATCCTGCTATATCTCTGGCGTGCAAATGGAATTAGGTTCAACTGCCACTACCTTTAGCCGAGCAGGTGGAACTATTCAAGGTGAATTGGCTGCTTGCCAAAGGTATTACGCAAAGTCTTACGATATTGCAACTGCACCAGCAACAGCAACACAAACAGGTTCTATTGCGATAGAAACAGCAGATTACAATGGTAGCCATTGGCTTTATATAAGATTTCCCGTCGCAATGCGCGTAGCACCCACTATCACTCTTTATTCTCCAACAACGGGAACTGCTGGACAATGGCGCATATTCAATCAATCTAGAAGCACAAACGCCGATAATGCTATGTCTACCACAAATATTGGTGATAGTGGTTTCCAAGTTTATGCCTCGTTCAATGGTTCTTTAATGATTGGTCACTATGTTGCAAATGGAGAACTATAAAATGATTAAATACGAAAAGATAGAAGCAACTGATTTAACATCTGAAATCATCAAGGCGACAGATGGGGACATCGAGTTTTGGATGCCAACTGACCCTGCTAACTCTGACTATCAGGCATATCTAAAGAGTCTTGATGAAGCCGCTCCTCTGTAAAGCAGGGCAGCAACTTCGTGAGCAGATTGATGATTCATTTCCTGAACGCGATAGAAAATCTGATGGTTGGATAGGCGATGCCGCACACTCCAATCGTAAGAGTGACCACAATCCCGATCCGATTAACGGAATCGTCAGGGCTATTGATGTGGATAAGGACTTCGACTCACGCCCCAGCACAGGTGCTTATCTTGCCGACCAAATACGCGAGTGCGCCAAAGCAGGAGATAAGCGAATCTCATATGTTATCTATGCAGGAAAAATCGCATCAGCTAAGAAGTCTTGGCGTTGGCGTCCTTACGATGGGATTAACCGCCACGATCATCACATCCATATTTCATTCACTAAAGAAGGCGACCAAAACGGTAGCTGGTTTGATATCCCGATGCTAGGAGCAGACAGATGAAAGTATCAAAAAACACAAAGAATGCAATTAAGTCTTACTTAAAAGCAGTTGCTATCTCAGCAATCACTTTAGGACTTGCTTTGGTTGCAGACATCCGTCCGGAATATGCAGTCCTTGCTTCTGCGTTAGTAGCTCCTATTGTCAAGTACCTTGACCCTACAGACGAGCAAATCGCATAATGAGTGCCCTTAACTGGGCGGCTCTCGCAGTTGCAGTCATCTCAATCGTCACAGCCTTTGCAGGATCAATCCGCTGGCTAGTGAAGCATTACTTGAATGAACTAAAACCTAACGGTGGTTCATCAATGAATGACAGATTGAATCGACTTGAAGGGCGTGTCGAAACAATCATTTCTTTATTAGAGAGGTGACAATTTACACATGGCAAGAAAAGCAACTAAGAAGTTAGTGGATGAAGGCTATTCCAAACTAGATGCGTGGGCTATCGGTGTGCATGAAATGTATCGCGCCCTACGCAGAGCAGGCTTTCCAGTTGATTTGGCACTTGGCATAATTACAGAGAAAAACGCGTATCCGGACTGGATACTTCCTACTCCAATTAACCCAAATATCCCAGAGCCAGACTGGTATGACGATGAGGATGAATGAAAAGAACTGTTGTAGTTCCAGACTTACAAGTTCCCTATCACGATCCAATAGCAGTAAAAAATGTTGCAGCGTATATTAAAGCTGTACGCCCCGATTCTGTCGTCACTCTCGGCGATGAAATCGACTTACCACAGATTTCCCGATGGACAGAAAACACTCCAGGATGGTACGAGCAGACACTAGCTGCTGATAGAGATGAAGCAGTTGAGGTTCTCTGGTCATTAGTTGAGCACGCTAAGGATGCCCACATGATCCGTAGCAATCACACAGACCGTCTTTACAATGTCATCATGAAGAAGATTCCAGCGTTCCTTGCCTTGCCTGAGTTGCGCTTTGAAAAGTTTATGAAGCTTGATGAACTAGGCATCACCTATCACAAGAAGCCCTACGCGGTCGCTAGAGGCATTATCGCCCTACATGGGGATGAACAATCAGTCAAGCCCACACCTGGCTTAACAGCCCTTGAAGCGGCTCGTAGGCACGGTATTAGCGTTATATGTGGACACACTCACAGAGCAGGTCAATCAGCCTTTACAGAGGCTTCAGGAGGCAAAATAGGGCGTATCCTGAGAGGCTGGGAAGGTGGGCATCTCATGGATGTCCGACAGGCTCATTACACTAAGGGCACAATGAACTGGCAACAGGCGTTCATAATCATCGAGGAAATCGGTACAAACGTGCA